CAGTTTAGATATGAATAATTATTACATATAATAGAAGTATGAGTAAGTTAGTTGACTTTTACAAATCAAAGAACATCAACCTATTTGAAGGTAACTCACAACAAGTAGTTAGTCAAACAGATTTTTTAAGGAATATAGTTAATAACGAATTAATTAATAACGTAATGGAGATAGGGTTTAACGCAGGACATTCAGCTGAAATTTTCTTATCTTCAAACAAAAATATCAAATTAGTTAGTTTTGATATAGGTAGTCATGAATATGTGTCATTGGGTAAAGAATTTATCGATAAAACGTATTCTGGTAGACATAGACTAATTATAGGTAATAGTTTAGAAACGGTTCCTAATTATTGTAAACAAGAGGGTAATAAATTTGACTTAATTTTTATAGATGGTGGTCATGAATACGATGTAGCAAAAGGTGATATATTAAATTGTAAAAAATTAGCTCATGATAAAACAATAGTTGTTTTTGATGATACAGTGAATAATAAGGATTGGGTTCATCATTGGAATATAGGACCGAACCGTGCGTGGAATGAAGCGAATGAGTGGGGCGTAATAAAAGAGCTTGGAACTCTCGATTTTTCGCCAGGGCGAGGACAGAGTTGGGGGATTTATAATCTATAAGCTGTATATACATAGAAATGATAGGATTAACGAATTTATGTGCTCCTGCGGAGTTTTATATGGTAGTATCTTTATTGGCACTACTTTTTATTACATTTCAGAACATTGGAAACAAAGAAATCTATTGTTTAGGGGAGTATCAATGTGTGGTTCCAAGCACATTGGGGGTGTTTGTATTTAAAATAGTATATATTGCGTTTTGGACATGGTTATTAAACATATTGTGTAGAGGAGGTGCAAGTTGGTTATCGTGGCTAATTGCGTTATTCCCAATCATATTGTTCTTTATTACCTTGTCTATGTTATTTTTATCAAACAAGGCTATTGTATAAAATTATTATTTTGGTAAGTAATTCTATACAGATGTTGTCTCGGCGATTATTATTGAAACTCCCAGAAGAAATAATCATAAATCATATTTTACCTTATACATATTCACCTATTACGTTTGAATTATCGCAGGATATAAAAGATTATGTAGGAAATATGACCCGATTAAATACGTTGTATGGTACAACACATACCCATATTGTACTATTTCGTTGTTTAATAACGTATTTAAGAGTAATAAGCAGGTTGTCTGAAAATATATTCATTTCTCAAAAGTTTATTGAAATTATGAGTCGCCATATAATGCTACAAAAGTGTTCTCGAGAACAGGTATCACAGTATATATTAAAAAGAATAGTGGAACCAGAACAAATAAATTATATACGCTTTTTTTCGGTATTGTTTGGTTTAATGGATGTGAACGAACGTAAGAATTTTATGGAAGATATTACTTACGCGGAAACATTACATATTATTCCTGATACGACTCCGGAGTTGGAGTAAATATTATCTGTGTAGATATTACGGATGGATGAGAAAGTTATAGCATATTTACATAAACGCTTACCAGATGAGCTGTTAGTAAATCACATTTACCCTCATTTATATGAGGTACAACCCAAAAAATTATTAGTGGATATAAGAAGCTATGTTTCAGACTTAGAATTATTATTAGAAGTCTACAATACAGAGTTTAATGAGGTGATTTTGTTTAATGACATGGTAAATTTCGTTACGCGTCGGTCGTTGTCTATACAGATGATGAATACTCAATATGAATGTATATTGCGAAGGTATTTTATGTTGTGGTATAAATCAACGAAATACATAATAAGGTATTATGCAAACTATTTAGTAAAAGATGATGGTAATTATAATAGTAAAATTCGGTTTATGTGGGGTTTATTGACACCAAGTGAAAGAAATAATTTTATTCGACGGTATATTCGTTATATCGGTAGACGACATTCATTATAGTTTAATAGTAAAAATTGATTGAAGGAGACTTAAAAAATACATTACAATATAGTATAGATGAGTGTCTCATTAACAAATATTTCAGAACAAGAAAACAATACATTGAAATTCACATTGAGTGGATTGAATGTAAGTTTGGCAAATGCAATACGACGAACAATATTGTCTGATATTCCAGTTGTAGGTATTTATACGCAAACATACAAGGGTAATCAATGTATTATTGAGAAGAATACATGTCGTTTGCATAATGAAATTTTGAAGCAACGATTGAGTTGTATTCCAATTCATAGTAAAAATATGGAAACATTGCCAGGAAACTATGTTCTTGAAGTAGAAAAGAAAAACGATACGGATAATATGATGTATATAACCACAGAAGATTTCAAAATAAAGAATAAGCAAAATGATAACTATTTGACAAAAGAAGAGACCAGAAAAATATTCCCTCCAAATGATAAAACAAATATGTTTATTGATTTTACCAGATTGCGTCCTAAAATTAGTAATACAATTTCAGGTGAGGAATTGAAGTTAGCAGCGGAATTCTCTGTTCATAAGGCAAAGGAAGATAGTATGTATAATGTAGTATCGAAATGTTCTTATGGGAATACGCCTGATATGGAGAAAGTAGAGGCTTCTTGGAAGGAGATGGAACAGAAGTTGCGTAGTGAAGAGCTATCACAAGATGAAATCGATTTTCAAAAAAGGAACTTTTATTTACTTGACGCACAGAAGTATTATAAAGAAGATAGTTTTGATTTTGTTATTCAAACAATCGGCATTTACGAAAACAAAGAAATATTATTAAAGGCGTGTGATATCCTGAAAGACAAATTCCAAATACTCTTAAAATCAATTAATTCAGATACATTGTCAATCGTATTAAGTGAGACGACAATGGAGAATAGTTATGATATTATACTGGTGGATGAAGACTATACGATAGGAAAAGTGTTGGAGTATTTCATTTATGACAATTACTTTATCAATGACCAAGTTGTATTGTTTTGTGGATTTAAAAAATTCCATCCGCACGATGATTCAAGTAAGATTCGAGTTGCATTCAAGGAGAAGGTGGATAAACAAATGGTAGGTGAGTATTTGCGTAAGGTGTGTAATCAAGCAGTAGAATTTTATAATGAAATCAAAGAATTATTTACATAAATAAAGCGTAGTTGGGTTGATATAAAAAATATATAATTATATTTTTTATCGGTAATGAATTTATGGATACAATATAAAGATATGCTTTTTATTAACTACATAGTAATGTTTCTTTGTTGTTGGAGGAAATCAAAGAACGCGCAATATGAGGTTGCACGTTCTGTTAGTATGATTGCTTTTTCAGATTATTTAAATGAGGATATTCAATACAATAATACGGTTCCGTTTGTGCCTAAAATCAAGTATGGTAAAGTAATAAAGGTATACGATGGAGATACGATAACCATAGCAGCAAAATACCCATCAACAACAGATAACACAATGTATCGATTTTCAGTGCGATTAAATGGTATTGATTCCCCTGAAATAAAGGGAAAGACAAATGCAGAAAAGGAATTGGCAAGGAAATCTCGTGATATGTTGCATGATTTGATATACAATAAAGTAGTTAGTTTAGAAAATGTAAAAACAGAGAAGTATGGAAGGTTGCTGGCAGACGTTCATTTTAACAATACGTGTGTAAATAGGTGGATGTTAGATAATGGATTAGCAGTTCCGTATGATGGTGGAACGAAAATTAGACCGGATGAATGGAATGATAAAAATTGAAATAGTCAGCCCAACCAGTTGTATGTAAAATAGTAGCTATGGAGAAGAGATTGAATAAAAAAACAGAGTCGTATCTAACAGAGTTCAAGGATAGTATTCGGAATAAGTTATCCGAGCTTGGATTCACAGAGAATGAAAAAACACAAGAGTTAATGGAATACATTTATGAATATAGAAGACTTTCATTTGATAAGGAAGATGTAAATAAACGACAGAGAATTAAGAATTGTATACCAAACACAAATAGATGTAATGCAAAGATAGCAAATGGTTGCCAATGTACCCGCCAAAGAAAAGATAATCATATTTATTGTGGAACCCACGAAAAGGGAACACCGCACGGGGTAATAGATGAGGGTTCTACTGGTCAATTGTATACGAAACACGATGTATTCGTGCAGGAAGTAAATGGTATAGTTCAGTATTTGGATAAACAAGGAAATGTATATAACACAGAACATATTCAGCAAGACAAAGAAAATCCAGAAATAATCGGAAGATACTTGGTAGATTCGGATGGAACCTACCAACTAAATATATATTAGCATAATTACAAAAAATGGATACTGTGGTTATGAATCATCATTATTGATTTTGCGAGTGATTGATTCTTGGACGCTTACTTCTCTATTATCAAGAATGAAGTCATTCATTTCGACTGCTTTTGAGACATTACCATCATAATATTTAGATAATATATTCAAAAGGCTTTTTTTTGTAAGTGGTTTCTTAACATTCTTTTTATTATAACATAATTGTCCGTCTTTAAGGTCGAAGCAATCGATTTCATTATCTTTCATAATTTCCATAAGACCGTTCGATAGTTCTTTTTTTTCTTTTTTACGACTGGTTTGTTCTTTTTGTAAGGTTCTTATTTCATTATCTAATTTGACCCAATCGCGGACTTTTTTTATGAGCAGCTGTTTTTTGTCCATTATATTAATACATATATATTATGGTTTATGTATTTTTTGAAATATTTATATTAGCATTGTATAGTATATAATGAATTTCATGAAGCATAGAGGTAGAACAAGTAATATGAATCGAACAAGTCAATCAAATAATATAATTTCTATGGTGCAGCCCAGAAGAAAAAAGAATATCGTTATAAAGAATCGTGAGGAAGTAATTATAGATGACAAGCCGAAGATGAAATGGGGTCCGCCTGTGTGGTTTTTCTTTCATACTTTAGCGGAGAAGGTACACGCAAGTAAATTCGACGACTTGAAACCTGATATTATGGACATCATACGTTCCGTTTGTAATACATTACCGTGTCCCATATGTGCCGAGCATGCAACGAATTATATGAAAAAGATTCACGATAGTTCAATACAATCGAAGGATGATTTAAAATTAATGTTATTTCAGTTCCATAATGAAGTAAACAAACGAAAAGGGTATCAAGAGTTTCCTTTGAATGAGTTGAATAAAAAATATGAATCTGCTGTAACTATTAATGTAGTGAATTCTTTTATTGTCACTTATAGAGAAAAATCCAGAAACGTCCAAATGATTGCAACAGAAATGAGCCGGGACATGATTCTTCGTAATATTCGCGGATGGCTAAATAGTAATCTAATACATTTTGATACATAACAATTAAACGATGCTTATTGTTATGTGTTATAGGTCTATCCTGAAACGAGAGACCCATTTTTATATACTTTACATTTGAAAGTCTGTTTTGTAGGACGGCTACAATGATTGCTTTGTTCTATACCCGTGAAATATAATAGTCTTTTTGATTTAAACCCATTATTAATGATTTCACCCCATAAGAAACCCAGAAGACCAATCGCGCACGCAGCAGTTAATTCAACCCAGTGATGGCAACCAAAACTAATATTCCAATATATGTTGAAAACACTCAATAATACGAAAAATACAATCGTGGGCCAGTTTTGAGAAACAATGTTATATTCCATCATAGAGTAAATTAGATATGTCATTGTAAATACGATAACAACTTGTCCTAGGGGAATGTCTGATAAAGCATTCATTTTATTAATCGTTATGGAAGTACAAATGTTCATGGGTTCTGATTTTTGTAATCCAAGCGTTTCAATTAACGCTTGAATGGATGGACTTGCACCGATGGAAATAACGACAGTAAAAAGAATACCAAGCAAGTAAATAAGTCCCTTGAAATCCTGATTAAATATAGAAGACAATGTAAAGAAACATATTAATATGAACGGTGCTAAACGTAGAAATAAATATGTGAAAGCAACAATATTAAATTCCATTATTTATATTATGGTTAGATAATTAGTCATTTGAAAAAACATAGGCGAAGGTTTCGTGGATATTGGATACTTCTTTAAAATGGATATTACGAATAAGGTCTTCACTTTGTAATGATTTTTTCCATTTTATGAAGTCTGCTTTATTGCTTTGTGGAAACAAAAACGTTTTCACACCTGCTTTAATTCCACCCGCAATTTTACAATCGAGACCACCAATTTTGGTAATCTGTCCTTGTAGGTTGATTTCTCCTGTAATAGCAACATCGTTCTTGATTTGTTTATTGTTAAATAGGCTAAATATAGATAAGGTAATCGCAGCCCCGGCCGAAGGCCCATCTTTTGAAATGGCACCTTCTGGACAATGAATATGCAATCCCTGTGTATTGGTCTCTTTTACCCTTTTTACAATCTCACTTTTGTTTTCATCAGGTGTTAAGTTCCACGCAAGTGTCTTTGCTACATTCATACTTTCTTTCATAACATTACCTTGGAGACCTGTTAATTGTAATTCAAACAATACATTCGACGGACAATGCATACATTGAATAGGAATAATTCCTCCTTGACCGAGTGTATTTGCCCAGAGTCCATTGATGACCCCAATTTCATTATCATTATGAATGACTTTGTGATTGATTTTATTGTATTTCTTCAAGTAGTCGTCAATCATAGTTTCATTGAGTTCAATGGGGAGGGTGTTATGGTTTTTATTTTCCAACATTTCAAGGTTAATCTCGCCGTATAAATCAAATAATATTTCTTTCAACTTACGAACGCCCGGTTCAAGAGTATAACTTTCAATAATATATGTAATTTCCTTATTATTCAACAATACAATGTTCTCAAACCCCATCTTGGTATTTATTTCTGGTAATATGTAATCATTAACGATAACAACCTTTTCATCCAAAGTTAGATTTTCAAAATGAATACGGTGGATTCTATCAAGTAAAATACGGTCAATTTGTTCTGGGTCGTTGTATGAAAAAATAAAAAGAGCTTTTGACATATCAATATCAATGCCACTAAAATACTTATCTTGGAAGCCTTCGTTTTGTGTTGTATCAATTAAATGTGTAAAAATCCCAATGATTTCCTTACCTTGTTCGGTTTTACTAATTTTATCTAATTCATCAACATAAATAATGGGGTTCATACAGTTGGATTCTATTAGTAAATCAACAATGCGCCCCCACGTTGAATTTTGATAGGTGTAGCTATGACCTTCTAACGTAGAACCATTACACGAACCTCCAACAGATATAAATGTAAAAGGGCGGGATTCATTATTCTCATTTTGTAAGCATTTTGATATTCCTTTCTTTGCAAGAGATGTTTTACCAATACCAGGAGACCCTTCAAAACCAAAACAGTATCCAGTCAATTCTCCATTAATCCATTGTCCAATAATTTTCATAATTTGATTCTTTGCGTAGCTGTGTCCGTGAATAGAGCTGTTCATGACTTGTTTAATCGAGTGCATATTATTTGTCAACGAATTAAGTTCATTACTAATATTATTAAATTGATGTAAGCAGAAATCCAGCTTGAAATGGTCTCCACGTACCTTTTCGTAAAGTAAAATCTTATGGGGATTACTCCTTGTGTTTTTAACGTAGTGTGTAAGTTGCTGAATATTAACCGACTTTGTTTTGTTTGAGAACGTAAATGCAATATTTGACTCTTTACACAGTTTTTGGGCGTATTGAATAATTTTATTTATGTCTTTTGTTTTTAACTTGTGTAATTCGAGCTCAATGGTCGTGTTAATATTATTTACAACGTTATTTGTTATGGTTTTAATTTCTTTCATTATCTCCATTGAAGTATAGTTGTTCTTGTTCGTAATTGTATAATTGGGAAAGAGTTGTTGAAAACTGTGGATATGTAATTTGAACGAGTTGTTGATAATCTTCATTTGTTTTAATATAGGTTCTTCTCTGTAAATTCCAAACGGTATTTTAAGCAACCCTTCAAGATATTGCTTTGTTTTCAATGAAACCTCATCCGGTTTGCCCTTTATTTCTTTGAGTTTCAATAATGCTTTTTCTTTAATCTGTGGAGATGCTTTCATCAAATAGATCTGTTGTTCCAATGTAACATTATTGATTTCGTATTGTTTCACTAATTCATTGGTTTTCTTTGTTGAGTTGCTAATTAAGTTTTTCATTTTACTTTGTACGTGGTAAGGTAGGACGTAATATTTCATATGAGTTGGATTATCTTCCAATTGCAATAATTCATATAGTAAGGAACAAATATACTGTACCTCGTTATCATTTTCATAACATAGTAAATGGAGTAAGAATTGACGGCGTGTAAAAATATCCATTTCAATAAATTTTTTCATTGATACATCTAATTTACTTTGCTTAATCGAATGGATGTCCGTCACAATTGAAAAAATTTTCTTTAATATGTCATTATTACCGTAGATGAGAATATCTTTCAAAACAAAATTACTTATGAATTCTTTCAATATAGTCAGTTCATCCTCTTCGCGTTTAACATGATATCGATTAATATTTTCTAATCTATTTGAAATATACTTGTTTGTAAAAATTTCAATAGACAAGTAGTCTACAATCCCATATACAACTAATGTTTTCTTTGTTTGAACGTTTTGGAATAATATTCGAACCCCGTGAATCCTCGATAGTAAGTTATCCGTGTCAATTTCCATATCATAGCACTCTAAATCGTTATTGTCTTCCATTTGTATGGTCGATTCGGTAATTTTATCAGCACAATACTCCTTGGGATTTATGGTATTTGATTTCTTTTTCCAGTGTATGATTTTATAACCAATTGGGGTAATATGATTCTGTATTAATGCGAATTTATCTTGCAATATTTCATCGCTATAACTTTTATTTTTCCATTCAGAACCAAAAACAATAAATAACAAGTCGCGTATAGACTTCGTCCCGAATCCACATATAACAACCGATAATTTATCTATAATACGCTGTGTATCATTAATGATTTCGTTTTTATCAATATTATCTTGTTGTATATTCACACTGATTTCATCAATATTCTTGTAAAGTTTGTAAAGTATAGATGTAGAAACATTCGTATCATTACTACTAAAAATACCGTTTAAATGATTCGTTTGTATAGAATAAAACGTCTTTTGTATAATCTCTTGTAAATAAATTATTTTATTTTTCAAAAAAGTAATAAGATTATCACTCATAACCCTATATTTTTCACTATTATATATGCACATATTATAAAAATTGAAATGATTCTATGCGGAACAACTATTATAACTTTTAAAAATGAATATTATTATTAACAAATTAGACTTACCGTGCGATATGAAACGCGTGATTTACGAATTTATCTACTATGACAATGGTTTTAATTATGAACAAGTAGATACAATAGAAAAAGTAAAAACAAAAGCTTTACAAACACAACAACAAAGGATAAAACTGGAACTAATGGAATGGTATAGAGTAGATAAAGGGACAATAAGATGGTTGCGTAATGGAGGTGTGTATAACAAAGTAAAAGGACTTGATGGTCCGCGCGGGTACGAGACAGCAGTATTTAGAGAAGCATATTATGCAGGATTATTACCAAATACAACCCTTCAACCAGAAACGTGTGAAGTTAGGAAAGCACAAGGAACGGTTCGTAAATATCAAGGGTGTATTTACAAATATATGGCTGATATGCGATTAGAAGAAATAAGAATCTACGGACATACTTTGTAAAAGGATATAAACAAAAAGGGACATAGTATATAGTAATAGCAATGGGTATTCCTGCATACTTTTCGTATATTATTAAGAATTATACAAATATTATACGGAGTTTAAAATCCTTTTTGTTGGATAACCATGAAACAAGCAATCGTTTTACACACCTGTATATGGATTGCAACTCGATAGTATATGATTCGTATTATGAGTTAGAAACAGTTGACCCTGAAAACATAGAAACACTTATAATAGAAAGAGTAATACAGAAAATAGAATATTACATTGGATTATTAAAACCAACTTCTTGTATATATATTGCATTTGATGGAGTAGCACCTTTTGCCAAAATGTACCAACAAAAAATGAGACGTTATAAGTCATCTTTTATTACAAATGTAAATAATCAACATATGGATAAAGAAGTCAAGAATAAATGGAATACTTCGGCGATTACACCGGGAACACAGTTTATGCATAAATTAAGTGAGCAATTAAATTACCATTTCCGTTATAGTGAAAATAGGTATAATTGTAAAGAGGTTATTGTATCTTGTTCGGATGAACACGGTGAAGGGGAGCAGAAACTATTTTTGCATTTACGAGGGAATATTCAAGAAACAGACCAGAT